TGGTTTATGTGTTGGGTCGCGGTGGATGAGACTGGAACCTTTTGGGTATACCGTGAATGGCCAGGTGTAGATGTCGGAGATTGGGCTGAATGGCGTAGTGGCAAGTGGTGTCCAGGCGAGGGGGCAAAAGGCCAAGGTTACGGTATTAGGGATTACATTGACCTTATCCAGCAGATGGAAGGAGACGAGGAAATATTTGAGCGTCTAATCGACCCTCGTCTTGGAGCCGCAAAGTACCAAGTGCAAGACGGGTCATCGTCGATTATCGAGGATTTGAACGAATCTGGCATGGTTTGCATCCCAGCTCCAGGTCTTGAAATTGACGATGGATTACAGGCTTTAATTGGCAAAATGGCATTCGATACGACAAAGCCTCTCGACTCCATCAATAGGCCACACTTCTACGTTAGCTCTGAGTGCGAGAATATTATCAATGCCTTATCCGAATACACTGGTGATGGGGGTCTAAAGGAAGCGTGGAAAGACCCTATTGACACCCTGCGGTATGCTGCTATTTCTAACCTCGATCATGTTGACAGTAGCCAATCATTTGTTACAACTCACGGGTCTGGGGGATATTAACCATGAAGACTCAAAACAAACCGATAGTTGCTGAGGAGCTTATCATCGACTGCCTAAAAGAGGCTTATTTCCGTAGGGTTAAAGCTGAAAAATTAGGTAAAACCCAGAGGCTTACAGAAGAAATCGACACTCTTGAACACGCGATTAGGTACATGAAATCTAAACTAAACCATGAAAACAACACCAACTAAAAAAGCAGCAAAACGAGGCCGTCCCCCAAAATCTAAGATTATTGTGGATGAATCTCCATGTAATCTAGCTAGTCTAATTGACCAGCAAGAGGAATTAAGCGATGATTACCTAGTTATGAGGGTATGTAACAACCCAACTTGGGTGATTGTACGCATGGATGGGGTCGCAGTCCCAGTAAAATGCCCATCTAAGCTATCAAATAAACTTGTTGGCAAGCGTATCAAATTGTGCCTAGTATCATCTGACCCCGAAGATTATTACGAATACGTATCATGAGTCCAGAACAAGAGATTGAAGATGAGTCGCTTATCTACGTTGATAAGGAACCAGATATTGGTGCATTGACCAACGCCTATGACACTTGCTTGATTGATCTGGACTATTACTTTGAGTCTTGCCTCCGTTCATACAATGATCGCCGCAATATCTGGGATGGGAAGAGCGACGACCTCCGTAAACAGGGCGCAAATGCCTTTCCTTGGCAGGGAGCCAGCGACCAAGAGGTTAATGTTGTTGGCGAACGTATTGATATGTATGTGTCTCTGTTTGATCAAGCTTTGTCTCGGTCGCACATCAAAGCCTTCCCAACCTCAATGGCCTCAATGCCACGTGCCTCGGTTGTGTCATCATTCCTCAAGTGGATGCGTTCCACTTACATCCCAGACTTCAATAACCAAATGGAGCTGGGTGCAAACTATTTGCTAGAGAAGGGGATTATGATCTCCTATGTCGGCTGGAAGCGAGAAAAAAGGACATATTTACAACAAGTATCCGTCGAGCAAGTCGCTCAAGCATCCCCTGATCTAGCAGACCTTATTGTTACTGGGTCCGACGACGAGATGCTGTTGACTCTAATACAGCAAGCATTCCCAGACCTATCCGTTAAGCGGGCTAAGAAAGCCATTAAGGATATGCGTAAAACTGGAATGGCTGAAATCCCATTGGCTCGTCAGACCGTTGACTGTCCATTGGTTTATTCGTGCGCCCCAGATGGTGAAGTTGTTTTCCCTCCCTATGTCTCTGATCCTCAGCGTTCACCGTACATATTCTGGCGCACATTCTTGACCTCGCAAGAACTAGAGAAGAAAGTAGCCAATGAGGGGTGGGATCGCAAGTGGGTTGATAATGCTATCGAACGTCTTCGTGGTAAGGACTCAATGTATCTCGACGGAGAAAAGGTAAAGACCATTACTCGCCTTCCAATTACTGATGACAATGATCTTGTCATGGTGATCTACGGCTATCAGCGTCTGATTGATGAGGAAGATGGTTCAGAAGGTATCTACTGCACGGTCTTTCACCCACAGGCAGATGGTTATGCTAAACACGAACTCCTCAATGGATACGATGACTACCCATTTGTTGTCACCCGCCTATCGAATGACCAGAAGAGAATGTACGAGGTTCAAACCTTTAGTGACATACTACGGGGCGCACAAATGCAAATCAAGACGGAGAGGGATTCGCGCATTGATCGTTCCTCTCTCGCTACTCTGCCACCACTTATGCACCCTGCTGGACGGCCTCCGTCTGATTGGGGTCCAGGTCGTCGTGTTCCTTACCGCCGATTGGGCGAGATCGCGTGGGGTCCAGTCCCTCCAATGGACCAAGGGTCTATGGAGACGGAATTGGCCATGAGAGCGCAAGCAGACCGCGCTGTGGGACTAGACCTTACAAGCCCACTCTCGACCGCGAGACAGCAGTTCTACGTGGGCAAATTCCTCGATCACGTGAGAGACGTTCTTACATTGGCATGGAAGCTCTATCAGCGTATGGGTCCGGATGAAATTTTCTTTCAAGTCACCGGCAATCCTAACCCACAGGTTATGACTAAGGGTAGCCCAGATGAGAATTTCAGCATCACGGTTAACTTTGACTCATTGGCAACCGATCCAGATACGGCTGAAACCCAGCTTAAGAATATGGTGTCCTTGGTGCAACTTGACCGCAACGGCATCCTCGATGTTAATAAGTTGCTTGAGTTTACGGCATCCAGCATCAACCCGATCTTTGCTGACTACGTTCTCCAGCCCGCCGAGGAGGCTCAACAAAAGGTTCAGAAGAATGTTACCGACGACCTTGCTAAAATCTTTGCTGGCATCGAAGTCCCAGCCCAACCCAACGGCGCACAGATCGCCATGCAAATGGTTCAAGCGTATGTCCAACAACCAGATGTCGCTCAACGCGCACAATCGGATGAGGCATTCGCGGCCCGACTTCAGAAATATGCTGAACAATATCAGTTCCAACTTCAGCAAGCTCAGAACGCTGAGATTGGCCGCATAGGCACAGCTCCAGCTGAAATGGGTGGAGTGCAAACCCAAGGGATGCAGCAATGAAAAAGCAGATGATTAAACGCGCAGATGGTTCCATGTCCCAGCGCGGGATGTGGGACAATATCCGCGCAGCTAAAGGATCTGGCAAGAAGCCAACCAAGGAAATGCTCAAGCAGGAGCGCAAGATCAAGCGAAAGGCAAAGTGATGGAGAAGCGTTTCACAAAGGTCGTTAAGAACCCAAAGACTGGTCGTACTCGTACCATTAAGTACGGACAAGCTGGAGCCGCAAAGGACGGCGGTGATCGCATTCGTCCAGGCACATCTAAAGGCGATGCGTACTGCGCTCGCAGTGCCAAGATCAAAGGCGACTGGAAGTCTGACCCTAACAGCCCAAACAACCTTTCGCGTCGAAAGTGGAAGTGCAAGGGTAGTAAATCTATGAAATAATCTTATGAAAAGTAAATCATGCGGCTGCGGCCACGAAGAAAAGGAATACGGTAAAGGTAAGAACGGCAAGAACGGCAAGAAAGGCTATGTCGAGATTGAGATCAAGATGGGCCGTATGCCGAAGAAAAAAGCCAAACGTAAGTAACTTATGAAGAAACCCAAAACAAAAGCAGCCAAGCAAGCCAAAGTGGGTAAGGCCATGTCCGAGTACAAGGCTGGAACCCTCCATGCTGGCCGTGACCCCAAAGGTCCGAAGAAAGCCCCTATGGTTAAGAGTCGCAAGCAAGCAATCGCCATCGCTCTTAGCCAAGCAGGAATGTCCAAACGCAAGTAATTAACACGACCAACCAATGACCCCACTACCAAAACCAACCATACAACAATCCATCGAAGCACTATCCGACCGTGACGAGTTCAAGGCAATCGTGCAATTTGTCCGCGACGAGCGTGAGCGTTTCTTTGGAGACTTGCGCCAGTGTGTAGAAACAAACGAAGTGATGAAAGTCGCTGGAAGCATTTCAACGCTGGATGAACTACTGACACTACTCACAACTCAACCCGAATAACGCACTAATATTATGATGAATCGACAAGGTCTTAACAAGGCAATCTCCAACAAGATGCAATCAATGGGCGGCATGAATGCCATGAAAACCCAAATGGCAAAGGCCATGCCAACAAGTATGTTCTACCGTCCACCGGTTACCGCTAATAAAGCACGTGGAACAATGTCGTCAAGCACGTATACCCCGATGAAGGGTACTATCTGATTAGCTTGACAAGTATTTAGTTTTATGCCTTAGTATCAACGCCCGAAAGGGCTTTGTTTCATTGGTTTGGTTTGGGGTCGCAGGTTTTTCGTTTTTCCTGCGGCCCCTTTCCTTTATAGTTATTTATACTCAAATCCAAGTATAATTAAGTAAACTCTTTATAATTGGCACTCGCCTAATGTGGTGAATAACTTGCTAGATGTTGGCAAGATTCGGCTTAGGTGACGAGATAAGTGCGCTTAAATAAGCCAATATGGATGTTTTATGGGTGTTTTATCGTACGTTAACACATCGAAGGAACTCCCGACATTTGAGGAAGGTTCGTAGGCTACTTAAAGTATTGTTTTGTCTTTTTCTTTTTAAGTTGGTGGTTGAGTTTGGGCATCTTCCGTATCCCCTCTTGAGCTGGGGTCCAATGCTTGTATTTATCTATCATTCTTTTTACCTCGTCGAATGACAGTCTAAACCATTCTCCAGACTCATGTCTTGAAATGCAGAACGAATGGATGCAACTTTCTTTTAACT